TGCCTTCTCTCAAGGCATCCGATATGCCAAAACCCGTTTCTGTTCCTGAGATATACGGCGGAGATTTGTTTGCTTACCTAGACGATATAAGTGATCAGTTCAAAGTCAAAGTAGATTTTGAAGATGGAAAGGGGCCGGTAGAAGTGCTTCTTTTTGATGTTTCAGAAATCTTACATGCTGAACGTAGACTAGAAGATGTTATACATGCCAGTGCCGAATATCGGCAAACTCACGCTGATATGTTAAGCATTGCAAAGACAACAGCACAAGGCGCAGAAATCACCGAAGCTGCTACAAAAGATGTTAACTTGCAGGTTTTGGCAGAAATAGGCAAGTCCTCTGAAAAGACAGTCGGACGAAGCTTCTTTGATAAGGTCATCATGTCAGGTGATGCAACTGAAATGAATGCGTATTTAGTACGAGCGAGAGCAAAGCTTGGTGAAAATAAGACAACAGAAGGTATGCAAGCTCTGTTTGCTGAAACCTTAAAAGCAGCAGGAGAACGGACACGCGGAGTACGAAGCGTTAGATTGCCTAACGGACAAGTACAGGAAGTCGAATCCTTTGCACGACCCGACATCGTGTTTAGCTTGGTTGACGATGCTATAACAGGTATGTCAGCGGAAGGTCGCAACTTTGCAAAGCTTGCAGAAGCAGCAGGAGTTAGCTTGGAACAGCTAAAGACTTTCCGTGCCGTCTTTAGAACAGCTACCAAGCTCCAAAGTGTAGACTTGGCTAAAATGATGACGGGAGAACGGGCAGGTTTAGCACAGACAACAAAAGGCTTTACCCTAGATAATACCCTTTCAAAAGCCTTTAACCTTGCTCGTGGTATGGTTAGTAAAGAGTATGTTGCGGCAGAGATGGCACTAAGGTACGCTGCCCTGACACAAGGCAAGATGATCAACCTGCTCATCAAAGACCCGCGCACGGCAGAGATTGCCTACAACATACTAACAGACCCTACTCGTGTCGTAGAAAAAGACGCATTGTACTTTGCAACGAGCACTATGAAATTTATTGGAGCAAACTTGCGAGAAGCGGGTATCGACTTTGATAAGCTTATTCTTGACGCTAACGATGACAGGGCTATAGAACAATACTGGCAAGATCGGGGTGTTATCTGGAAGGTAGAACCCGACTTTTTTGAAACCGCTTCACCGTAAGGGAGAAACTTATGAAAGCATACTACAAACGAAAAGGCATGGCTTATGGTGGCGGAGTACGCAAGCCAATGAACATGGGTGGCATGATGTCATCTGCGCCAGCTATGCAACAAAAGAAACAGCCCACCAATCCAATGCAACCGACTGGAATGATGGGCACCACTACTCCGATGCAACCGACGGGAATGAAATACGGCGGTAATATAAAAGGTGATCTGGACAAGGACGGCAAGATGTCTAGGTATGAAACCGCCCGTCAAAAAGCTATCGAAAAAAATATGAAGAAGACTTGACTTTCTGCAAACGCGAATTATATCTCTGCTAGTCAACAACAACTAAAGGGAGATAATCATGTTGCTTGATCTTTTTGATATGTATACACGCAACCCCGTCTACATCGTTAGCGAGGCTGTGATCCAAGAAATGAAGAAGGATGCTGATGCAAAACGTCTGCAGTATCTCGAATCAATCAAAACAAAAGTTGATGCAGAGATCGACAAGCTAAAGGCTGCTGCCTAAATATACTTGTTGGACTTGTCCATCATTTCATCTGCCATAGAACGCAGATACCTCAAAAGGGATGCTATTGAGTGTGCGCCGTCATACTCTGGCATCCCTTGATTCATTGCGGCCTCAAACTTATCAGGCGGAACACCATCCCAAAGTAATTCTATATTTCCGTCTTGATTCAAGTATGCGTTGAATGAAAACAGATTAGCCTTGTGCTTCTTTCTTGCCATTGACAGTCTCTAGTTCTTGTATTGCTAGGTTGTAACAGTCAGCCCTAAACTTAAAGCCGTTCGCAGGGTCGATATCGCCCCGCTGGTATCGCGTCGCTTTCTTGTAGAAGTCATCCTTAGATACTTCGCCAAGAATCCACGCCTTGCTATGGTCGGTCAAGATTCGTACAAAGACGTAGCTGTCACAGTCTTGCTTAGAGCCGTGAGCAGCCACAGAACAATCGTAGTTAGGTGAAGGAGTGGTATTGCACCGCTTGGTTTTGACATCAACGCGTCGGTTTCCGACAAGCAAGTCAAAGTCCTTGCTGTTAGCTTCGAGGCCACCAGTGTAATCTTGGACGATGATCTCTCCGATTGCACCAACTACATGACTAAGACTACCCGTGATGCTGCCCTGTAGGTTTCCCACAGAGGCAGCTTTCTTTTTGGCACGGGCAATAATCTCAGGTGTTATTTTGATCTGTATCATTATCTTCTCTAGGCAAGTAAACTAAAACGAACGAGCCACAGTTGCCACAAGTAAGGTTGGTAACCATGCAGAATTCATCGTCTTCTTCTGTATCATGGTCACCGCCCCATGTCAAATTAAATTTGCAGTGCCAACAGTTCATGCTGCGTTCAAGTCCACTACTTCACAAACACCTGCAGTACAAGCCAACTCGCGTGATCCGCTGGTATTGTCTTCCTTTTCAAATTCAGTCAGCTTCTGCCAGTCGATAGTAATCTTATCGTAGACCTGTTTCCATTCCAAGTAATCTTCGCGTTCGATATCTTGGTAAGGAGCCTGTTGATAGGTGTGATCGCTGTGTGGCAAGAACGATACGCCAGAAGCTACATCAAAGTTCTCGTAAACCCATGCACCAACTTCCATCCATTCATGTTCCTTTACAGTGATGGTAACAGACGGTTTGTGTTCACACCAATGAATGGCGTATGTCTTCCACAATTCTAGCTGTTCGATAGCTGTCATCTGTGTCCGTGTCACTGCGCCTTCAGGTGATTTCATCGGGAATGAGAAGACGGTTGTAGAATCCGGCTTCATCATGTCGCGTTCATTATGTACACCCTGTTCGATCAGGAACTGTGTCAACGGGTCTTTGTTATCACCGCGAACAGTACGGATGAAGTAGTCATTGTGACGGGCGTGAATCCCGCTTGCTGCGTCCACCAGTTGTGACACAGTACCCGACGGCTTGACACAAGTGATTGCAGTGCTCTGTGGGATTCCAAGCATCTGGGCAAACTCCTTGTTTGTGTCCACTGCTACTTGCCGCATCTCTTCGAGCCACCGCTTGCTGTCCACATTCTTTGCCAGCACGGAGTGATCCATGATACCAGTCAAGGATACGCCTAACAAGCGTTCTTCTTCTGTATTGTCCTTCCATATCTTCCTCAAGTATTTGAAGTCAGTCAAGGTAGACTGCAGGGTTCCCAAGATGGTAGCCAGACGTACCTTATCCTTGAGTTCTTTCAAGTCGTCGGTTTCACGGACAACTACCTCTGACAAGTTACAGAACTGATAGCCACGAAGAATGATCTCTGAGCACGGGTTTGTGCCCCACATGTGGCCTGTCTCGCGGCGACCATTACGAGCGACATGCTTGTCGGCTGCTTCACGATTAAACATACCACGCTCACCGGACTTGCTGTCGTACAGGGCAAGCCACTCACGCATGAATGTACCCATCTCTGGCTTTGTCTTGTAAGCCACAGAGTTGTTTGCCAACGCCCGTTGTGGTTCAGATTCCCACCACATGCCTGACTTAGCATGTGCCATCTGATCATCGTTGAGGTTAGACAGGCTGATTAAAGCAGAGCGGCGTACCCCACCCACAACAACGATCTCGCCAATCTTGCACATCAGGTCGTGGCATTCGATAGGAAATAGGCGGCGACCACGAGCCTTCTTAAAAATCTCAACTGTAAAATTAAACAGATCAACGAGAGGTTGTGGTCCGCTTGCACGGCCACCCATAACCTTCAGGCGTTCACCAGCGGCACGAACACCACTAACATCCCATGATGGAATTTGACCAGCATATAAAAGCGCAATCAATTCACGCAACGCTTTAGCCCATCCCGGCTTGCTATCTCCTACTTTTATAACAGTATCAGAATCGTTAAAATTGTCAGAAACAACTGGGAGTCTATCCACATTTTCTCTCTCCACACTAAAACCAACGCCCGTACCACACATCAAAATATACATACACTCATCAAACGCACGAGGGCTATCGACAGGAATGTAGCTACAATTGTATCCACACACTGCATCACGCTCTAGGGCTTGTCCTGCAGTCATCATGGCTCTCATAGATGGCATGACACGCAAGTTAAGGATTGCGTCTTCTAGTTCCTTTATTAGTGGACTTGTAAGCTGATAACCATGCTTATCGCGCACATGATTAGCCATAAAAGAAACATATCTGGATACAGTTTCATCCCAATTCTCCCTTCGCTGCTCATCTTCCAACCAACGAGCATAGCGCGACTTGTGAATGAATTGTTGATATGGTGTAGGTAACATGTTGCTCATGTTTTTATTCTCCCTTGATTTGGATTAGTTTGTTGAGGTACCACTGTGCTTTTTTGAGGTCTTCGATTCCGTTCTTGTACCTGTATCGCCAGAGGTATTTGATGATGTTTCCTTGCAGGTAGTATTCAAACCCGTCACCTGTCGCCGCCGCGATTGCGTCAACGCATTCGATACCTGCTTGATTGTAGTGTGGCGGACTATTGACATTATCTACCTTTTCGTCGAACTTAGAAGGCCATGCTTTCATTTGATTCTTCATATATTCTTCGTGTCTCACCGATTGTCTCCGCTGCCCTGCAACATATCGCGGTTCTTGCGATCCTCTAGCTTGTCTAAGTTGCGCTGCGCGACCTCTTCTAAGCTGTATCCTAAGTCTCTTGCAAGAATTGCAACGTACCATAACACGTCTCCTAGTTCCTTTGCAATATCATCTTTGTAAAAAAGTTCAGGATTTCCGTCGCGGATAATCTTCTTTACCTTGTCGGCAACCTCACCGGCTTCCCCCGCTAA